TTGTGTAAATCTTGTGCATTGCGGTATGCGTATTAGTACACAAGCAACTGTTCATGTGTCTGCCCTTGATAAACAAGAGTCAGGCAATCACTACAAGGACAAAGCCATCCAACCTATTGTTTACATTCATGCAAACAACTTGGGTTTTTGTGAAGGCAATGTTGTGAAATATGTTACTAGACATAAATCCAAAAACGGCGCTGCTGACATACGCAAAGCCATTCACTACCTAGAGTTATTGCTTGAGTTGGAATATCAAGACAAGACTTCCAGCACATGATTGATGTGCTTGAGTCGGTCATCTAAACCGATTGTGCCGCCATTGATCTTCTTAGTCATGGCGACATAATCTTTTGCATCGGCCTCTTTGTTTAGGTTACGCTTATTCCAAAACCATGCCGCGCTTAGTGCTGCGTATTTTGGCGACAATAGAAGGTCAGGCGAATGAATGAAATCTTCACTCAAAGCATCACCACAGAGAGTGTAGTTGTCCTTGCCAGTAAGCTGGATCAAGCCACGGCCTTTGTAGAAGCTACCTTCCTCAGTTTCTTCGGTTCCGTTCCCCATACGACCACCGTATACCTTGTTTGCGATCTTGTCGGGATTGCGGTGATACGGTTGTGCTGCCTCAAGATTAGGAAATCTGCTAGGCCAGACACGGCACAGGGCTTCCGCTGAGTAATTCAAGTTTTCTTGCAGGGTCTTAAAGTTGCCTGATTCGTGAGCGCATTGACCAATGAAAGCAGCTATACGCAGTGGCGTGTTGATTTCGTAACGCTGCATAGCCTCATTTAAAGGCTCCAGCCAATCGCCACTAATGTGCAATTCTTTAAGTTGTTCCGCAGTAATCACTTAGATGCTCCAGATTTAGAAAGCAAATCGGTCTTGGCTTGTGAACCAGCAGACGATCCAAAATAGTAGGCAATGATGCCCGTCCACGCAGTACCCAAGCTGCCAAGCATCATCAAGATAGCAGGGTTGCTGCTGTCAATTTGGTTGAAAAACATCATTACCATAATGCCAAAGAAGCCTATAGTCACAGCGCCAGCCAAGATAGGTGGCATCATGCTTCTGGTGGTAGCTTGCATCTCCCGTGCTGACTTGCGGTCTTCCACTTCTAGCTTTTCAAAGTTAAGGCCAAGTTCTTGCGCTTGCTTTTGAAGTTCAATTTCAGCAATTTTGACCTGTGCGATTTGTTCTGCCGACAGCTTGTTGTTGCTAATCATGTCGCCAACCTTGTCAGGGTCAACGCCAATAGCTTTTGAGATAGCCGACACAGCCATACCCGCTAGTGGGCCACCCATTGCAGTAGCGATGGTAGGTGCGATTTGTTTAAGCCAATCCATATCAATTACCCCTTTTGGTTAGCATGGCGCTGGCGATCTCCAGCATGAATTTTACTTGTTGAATGTCTTGCGGTGGCTCTGCCCACCCGACCGTGACCTGTCCAACAAACCGATGCGAGTCTGGCGGCACGCTCACCCGGCAGGTGAACGTCACGCCCTTTTCGATGTACCACAGGCCCACCTCAGACTGAGCATAGCGGTACTCGCTACACGGAATCTCGTTGGTCATCAGCTTGACCACATCAGAGTTGTTGGCCGTGTTCTGACTGAACAGCCCCACATCAATGTCTTCAATCGTCTTGTCGCGCCCGTCCTTGGTGTAGGCTTTGTACAGCACCCGGCTGTTGAACAGCGGGTTAACCTTAAACACAGCCACCACGGTTGCGCCCGTCTTTTTGAGCAGCATGGAACTGGCATCATCGGCCCTTGCAGCGTTGATCTCTGGCAGCTTCTTTGATTCCTTGTACGCATCAAACATGAAGGTCTGGTTCTGCCACAGGAAGTACCCAGCAAAGGCCACCACGCCCATCACAAGGATGGCAAACAGCTTGAACGGGCTGTCTACATACCCAAGAACTTTATCAATGATGGATGCTGGTTTATCGCTCATCGCAGGTGCTTCATGTAAAGAACAATGCCGCCGACCAGAAGGCCCGTAAGCACGATTACTCCCAATCCGATGGCTATGTATTCAACCATGTCCTCAAGCTGTTGCTGCCGCCTTTTTGCTTCTCTAGCGGCTTCTTCCTTGGCTTCCCTGCGCCTACGGGCAGCAGCGGCTTGGAACTTCTGCCAGTCTTGCCACATGCCGGGTCTGCCCTCGTAGACCATCCGTTCACGCAGCTCCACTTCTTGCGCGTTCAGTTGCTCCAGCGCCATGAATTCTCCCATGTCGCTGCCGCCACCCTTCTTGGTGGCTCTTTCTTGAATCACTGCTTTGTTGTCGAAGTAGTCGAACACCCGTGAGCCGAGCGCAGACAGTTCTTTGCCGTTAGCCAGAGCGCCTTTGATGACTGCAAAAGCAGCGTTAGCAGCAGCAAGTTCGGCAATCATCGCAACACCTCAATAAACACCTTGGCGCACCAGACCACCAGCCCACAAAGAAGGGCCGCAGCGATGAAGCTAACGGCCCAGTCTTTCATTTGAGAATCCACACCGCAGAAAAAATCGTCCCTGCCATAGAAATAATCATCAAGCCAGCAGTCTGCAACATGATGGTTTCAATGCGTTTAAGCCTAGCATTGATCTGCTCGTACCTGATCGCACAAACTTCTTCGTGAGTTGACAGTCGAGCGTCTGTTTTGTCTACGGTGCTCATTTCATCCATTCCTTATTGGCAAGTAATCTGGGGTCTTCGGGCTTGAATTTTAAAGCCTCGTCCAGTTCTTGTCTTGCTTTATCCTTATGGCCTAGATGCCACGCCGCAATGCTGCACAGGTCGTGCGGCTTGTCAGACCATGCAGCGGGGTCCATTGTATAGACCTCCAGCTTTTCCTTAATTTTCAGCGCCCTGTTTGCTGCAAAGTAACAAGTCTCCCAATCATGGGTGTTGTAGCAGAACATTGCGTAATCCACCCACGGCTCACGGGTGTTGGGTTCTTCAAGGCAAGCGCCCTGATACCACTTTTCAGCTTCTTTGATCTCGCCTAGGCTTTCGTGTGACTTGCCCAACAACCTCATGGCATAGCATCGCTCATGGCTCCAGCTTGCTTGAGGCATTGTCAGGTACTTCTTGAGCGCAGGGATGGCCTCTTTCCACTGAGAATAGAACGTCAATTCTCTGGCGTAGTAAAAAGCATTTCTGTGGCAGTACGGGTCTTCCTTGACCGCCAACTCAAGCAATGGCAGATACTGGCTGCGTGATTTTGTTTCGTCAGGGTGATGGCTTACCAACAGCATATCCGTGTGTGCGTACACCTCGGGGATTCTGTTGTCAGCGCGGATGTACTCATGGATTGGATGATGCCAGTGGTAGCCGTAGCGATGGTGAATCTTCTCGCTGTAAAACACGACCCCATTGCTCCAATCAAACTTGTAGCGCAGACGGGTTGTATCTGTTGCCCATACACGTTCAATCTCTTTGCGCCATCCCGGTTCTAGCACTTCGTCTAGGTCTAGCGAGATGCAGATGTCAATGTCAGGTGGCAGCAAAGCTAAAGCAGCATCTCTGGCTTTGTCAAACCGCCAAGGCTTTACGCATATTTCAAAGACTCTAGCGCCAGCGTTCATTGCCAACTGAATCGTGTCATCAGTTGAGCCTGTGTCAGCAATGACAATTAAGTCGGCATCTTTGGCTGAAGCACAAAATCGTTTTACAAAATGTGCTTCGTTTTTGCTGATGGCGTAGACGGCAATTTTCATATTTTCTTTAAAAGAAGGCAAAGAAGTTACCAAGATACGCCGTTGCAATTACTCCTGATGCGTATATCCACCCCAGTGAACCGCCGTTGGTGGAGTTTGGCCCTGCGTACCACTCGTCTACAAGGTCGTATGCCCTGACGTTGTTGATTGCCAGATAGTCTACGTTGGCTGCTTGACCTCCACCGCCAAAAATTAACGTACCGGGAGATGCTGCGGATGATCCGAGAATGGTCAAGACCCGCCCTGCTTCGCCTGTTGCTGTCCAAGGGGTTGTTAGGGTTTGTGTTGTGTTGCCGAGCAAAATGGACGTTGCACCTGTAGCACTGAAGGTGTTGGTAATGTTGGCAAAGATGTTGTTACCAGTGATGGTTAACGCACCCGCACCACCTTGGTTGAGGGTGATGCCTGAGTAGTTTCCGCCAGCACCAGAAAATGATTTGGCGCTAGAACCATTCATGTTAATTGTGCCCGTACCGGTAATAGCCAAACTAATTAATCCCGCCCATCCACTACCACTACCCGCCAGTACAAAATTTCCACCATTAAAAGCGACAGTTCGAGCCAGCGTGCCTGTTTGCGCGCTGAATGTTGTAGCCCCCGCTCCAGTAATCGAAAAAGTGTACCCATTTAAATCTAAAGTACCAGACGTAAAAACTGTGTTTAATGTAGAACTGGTTACAAAAGAATCTTGTAATGCTATAGAGCCACTTAAGTTGTTAAACTCAATCCTCTGCGTAAAAGTTTTACCTGCACTGGTGATCGTCTGACCGCCGCGCCCTGCAAACGTTATCACACCTGTACCCGACAGCGTAGTGCCTGTACCGTTGATCCAGTTACCGTAGATTGCTGGTGAGTTTGTACTTGTTGCCAGCGTCATCGTGTTGCTGGTACGCAACGACATATCAATCGTGCCGATGTTGTAGTTGGCGTTGATGGTGACTATGCCCCCTGTTGCTGGAATTGTTGAAGGGATAATTGCAGTGTCTTGTGCAAGAGGAAATGCAGTTGCATCAAATGCGCCGCCGCTAGTCAACGACCAAGCTCCCGTGCCTGTAGCTCCCCAGTTTGCAGTGCTGGCTCTCCAATAAACCGTCTTAGCCGCAGGGAACGTAATGCCGCTGTTGCCTTTGGCATCACCAAACCGAGTGCCGGAAATCGGAGCAGCAGCGCCAGCAATTGTGATGTCACGGAAGTCGATGTCAGCAGCGCCAGCGGTCAGAGTGCCAACCGTCAATGTTCTGGTTGTGCCGATGGTGTTAGATGACAAGAACGTGCGGTAGGCAGATGCTGTTCCGGCGTTCAGCGTCAGGGTGCTGATGGTTTGATTGGCGTTGAATGTGACAGGTGTAATGTCGACAGATGTGCGGCCAGCAAACGACAGTGTGTTAAATGTGTTTGCACCGTTAATAAAAATTGTTCCAGTTGCGGTAGCGTTTATGAAACTGACGTTATTAAAAGTAAGTGCCCCGCCTTGAAAAGTTGGGCCAGTATTTGATGTTGTTAATGTAGAAGTTCCTGCATCAAAAGTTAAATTTGTTGTTGTTGTAAATGTATAGCCACCGCTAGAATCTACATTGCTGTTATTTAATGATATGGATCGAACATTATTGTTATCGCTAAAAACTGTGCCGGAAGATATGGAATAATTGCTTCCAGAAGTGCTGAAAGTTCCATAAGTAACCGTCAGGCTTGATGAGCCAATATTTAACGCACTGCCAAGCGTCCAAGTTGAGCCAATTCCAATAACTGTACAAGCAGACGCCAGTGTCAAGCCGTTAGTCGTAAACGTGTAGCTACCGTTACCAGCCCATTGCATTGCGCCCGTGTACGTCCGAGTGATGCCCGTAGCAGCAAAACTCACGTTGCCGTGGAAAGCAATACCCACTGAGCCAGCAAAGGTCACGTTGCCAACTAACGGGCCAGCCATTGTGAACGCAGCGCATCGGGCAAGCGTTACACCAGCGTCAATTGTGGCTGTGTAGGCTGTGGCGTTTGACATTGCGTCAAAAATGACTGCGTCTAAAGATGTTGGGATAGCTGCGCCAGAGCCACCCCCAGATGACGTAGACCACTTGGTTGTGGATGACCAGCTACCTGTGCCGCCGACCCAATAAAGAGTGCGAGGTGCAGGTGCGGCTGTCCTGAATACAGGGGCTGCGGCTGTGCCTGTGCTGTTGGCTCCAGCGTAAAACTCACCGGGGCTTGTTGTAGAAACACCCCAAGTACCCATTGCCAGATAATCAACACCTGTAACCGCAGGGCCAGCAATGACGTTTGTGGTGCTTGTGCCTGTGATTGTTACTACGTTACCCGCTGTGCCTGTTACAGACCACTTGCCGAAAGTTGTAGTAGCTGTTCCAAAAAAAGCAATTGTGTGCGCCACCGTTTTGGTTGAGGCAAGTTCACCAAAAGTGTTGTTGCCCTCAATCGTCAGGGTTGAAGTTCCTGTTGCACCACCAATAGTTAGTTTGTTGTAATACTGGCCAAAACCGCTAAAAGACCTTGCGGTGGTAGATGTGTTAGAAAAAACAATTGTTGATGTGCCAGCAAATAAAGCACCAATAGTTTGAATAAGCCAAGCAAAACCAGTTCCAGAAATGGTCCATGTACCGGACCCCATTCTCAAAAAGCCAGTAGCGCCATTACAAAAAAACAACCCCGTTGTTACGTTGTAAATGACGGCATCAAAAGTCCCTGCGGTAAGGGTCAGGGTTCTTAAAGAATTAAGCGATAACGCATCAGCAAGCTGCACGTTTGCAAGAGGGTGGTTAACAGCCAAATCACACCCAAACTGAACGCCGTTGCTGGTGATGGTTTGTGTTCCGTTTTTGGCAAACGTAATTAACGCCGAATTAACTGTCCAAGTAAGCCCCGCGCCGGAACTCCAATTTCCGTAAACAACAGGAAGTTTAAAGTTTCCGTTAATTGTTATTGCACTTGTACGCAGAGAAGAATCAAATGTGCCAATATTCCAAGGGCCATTGATTGTGATTGTGCCTGCTGCGCCAGCATTATCAAAAACTGCGGTATCTTGTGCTAATGGAAAATTGTTAACTGCGGGAGAGCCGCCGGATGATGTGGCCCATCCCGTTGCCGACCAGTTTTGAGTGCCAGCCAAATTCCAGTACACCGTCTTAGCAGTAGGGAACGTAATGCCCGTGTTGCCTCCGCAATCACCTGCGCGTGTAGGCGATGCGCCTGATGCTGCGCCAGCAAGGTTGATGTCGCGGAAGTCGCAGTCAGTGGCAGAGATGGCGTTGACCGTCAGGGTGCGGGAAGTGCCAATAGTGTTGGAGCTCAAGAAGACGCGCCGTACAGCAGATGCGCCAGCGCAAGTCAATGTGCCGTTAATGATGTGGTTGGCTTGAAAAACAATGGACAGTATGGTTCCATTTGGAAAAGAAAACGATAAGTTGTTAAAAGTGGAAGCAACTCCTGAAAACGCTAAATTATATTCATTTGAATTAGTATTTAAAAAATTAAAATTATAGAACGTAACTCCCGCAAGATTTACCGTGCCAAATCCTTGTGTATTGTATGTTACTGCTACTGTGGATGTACCGGCATTAAATGCAAGATTTACTGCCGATAAGTTAATTGGGAAAGTGGTGTTTACTATTGTTACCGTACTTGCACCAAGGTTTATTGTTCTGATATTGGAGTTACTGGATGATAAATTTCCAATGTTTACCGCATACCCCGCCGTAGTAAACGTACCGTTTGTCACCGTCAACAAGTTTGACCCAATGTTCAACGCATCAGCAAGCTGTACTGTGCCACCGTAGGTGTCGATGGTGATGGGGCAAGTAAATGTTTTACCTGCGCTGGTGATGGTTTGGGTTGTGCCACCGGAGAATGTTTGTGCGTTTGTCGCGGAAGGCGTTACGCCAGAACCAAGCGTCAAACTGCCATACCAAGTGTTTGCGCCATTAAGTTGTAACGTCATGGCATTTGTTCTGTTGGACAAATTGACCGAAGAAATGGCGGCAATAGTTCCTTGTAAAGAAATTGTTGCGGTTGTGTTTAACCCGGCATTTTCAATAATTGCTGTATCTTGTGACAGCGGAAAATTATCTGTACTGACCCCGCCGCCAGAAGATGCGGCCCAAGCATTGTTTGACCAATCACCACCAGCAGCCAAATTCCAATACACCGTCTTAGGCGTACTGAACGTGATACCCCTGCACTCACCGCGATTGCCGATGCGTGTTCCGCTGATGGGGGCTGATGTGCCACGGACGTACAGGCCACGGAAGTCTGCGTCTGTCAGGCTTGGGGCAGAGTTGACCACGAGGTCGTGTGAGATGCCGTAGTTGGCTGTTGTGAAGAATACGCGCCTGTTACCTGCTGTGCCTGTGGTGGACAGTGTGCCGTTGATGGTTTGCTGGGCGT